CCCTCCTCTTACCTTGTCCCCACGTTAAATCGCAGCAAATGTCGAAGCAAGCCTTATTGATCAAGCACAAGATAGGGAAACTCAAAAGATTCCCCATCATTTGCTTTCTTGTCAATAATGTCTTAGTCTTTCTAGACTTAGACATCAAATGAAGGTCGCCCACTGCTGACAACATAATGCCTCTCTCCTCATCAGTCAGATCAGGACACTCAGCTAAAACAGATGTTACTGCCTCAGTTACCCAAGGTAGTATATTATCTGTCGCAGCGGAATAATCGCCGGAGATGTACGATTCTCCTTTGCCTACATCCGCTACAATAGCCTCAAAATCTGACTTCATGACGTCTCCTCGTACACACCAGCCGTAGGAAGTTAGATGGTTGTAAAGCGCTTCATGAACCGGGACTAGTACCCGCTTGACACGTGCGCTCTGCATTGTAACCACTCTAAGCTTACCCTTTTGTTTGGCAACACCAACTCTGAGCTCGGAAATGTCACCATAGTGACCTGGCCCGACAGAGATAGTACCACCGTTAAATCGGGTTTGCTCTAAACAACCATTCTGGTCTGTGTGGCCCCCCCGCGCTCTGTCACCCCTCACCAACGAGCGGCGACTGGATAGTCGCTTGCCCCATCCCGGGACCAACGCTCTAACACGCTCCTTAAGGACCCACGACGGATCGTAAGCCCAAGAACGGTCGACAGCCGGTACAGGACGAGTGCAAGCTTCTACCCAAGAAGCCCTCGCCTTCTGTGCCGCGGCAACGTCACAACCTGAACAAGTAACGTCAAAGATCCTAATGCAAGACTTCAAAGCAATCTTGCACTCCCTTCTACGAAACTCACCCAAGTCAAGCCCCGCGGAGGCACATACTCCGTCAAAAGATGCCCGAGCTGCAGCGCAATTCGCCCCCCACGAAGTGGGGCGTGGAATAATGAGATCAAACTCAAGTTCCACTAGGCGGAAAGCTTTGCACAAGGCTTTCGCGATGGACCCTACTGCTGGACAGTGGGCTGTTGCGGATGCAGAAGCATCAACCAATAAGACCATTCGGTCGCCTTTACTTTTGTGAAGGAAGTTAGGCTCACTAGATGGGTCAACTGGTTAAAGGGATATCATCC